ACGCTAAATGGAATTGGTATGATTTGCGGGGTGAATGCTCGATACACAGAAAGAATTGACCGACTGCGCTCCAGTATCTCGGTATCCGTTAACGCACGATCCCAACCCTGTACAAATGCAACGTCGCGGTCGTACCCCTCGGTCGTACCATTTCCACGAGAACCGATAGCCGTATATCTAGTTGTCGTCTGGACGACATCACGAGCAAAATTACTGGTCGTGGCTAGTTGTATGCCATCTTTGAATAAATAGTGGTCATTCCCCTTGCGCCGAATACCCCAAACGTGCATTTCGCCATCAGTAGCACCGGCAGAAGCAACACCCACTGACGTGCTGGCATAGGTGAAAAATGTTGCATTCCCGCTCGCATATGCGCCCGATGATGGGTTCATATGAGCGGCAAAGACAAACTGACCGAATGGAGACCCACCCGCATCATTCTTGTGCGAGAAGATATGCTGTACTGCCCCGCTTCCTGATGCAGCAGGATTGGCAACAATCAGCGCCGAAAAATCCCCAGTCCCTGCCCCATCTGATGTCTTAAAGAACTCGCTATTCCACTCAAGATTAGTCTGCCCCGTAGCAGAACGCACCGAGCGACCGTACTGATCGACAACCCCGGTTGTGTTGTTAGTTGTCGCCAGCCTTCCTGTGATTGCCTCTACATTTGGATTGGCTGCCGACCAGAGGAACACCGACCCCGAATTTATCGGGTCGCTCCAGTCAATCCCCACCGCCTCCTGCGGCTGCCTATCCCACGGCGCAGCGTATTCTAACATAGGCATAGTAAATTACCTAACTTTACCATTCTTACTGATAGAAGTAGAAGAAGCTGAAAATCCTATCCCACTTAATTGCTCTCCTTGCCCATCACTAGGCCAGGTTGTTCCGCCATCTGTACTTCTTTGTAAAAACAACGAAACAGTTCCTGTTGCAGAAGCTCCTGGCGCAGCTGTCCATGTGATGTCAGCTCCCAAATACTTATTCGAGGAATTGTCAATCAGAGACGAATTACTATAAGTAAGAGTACCGACAGACACCGCAGATATAGGAGTTCCCTCAGTTGAAGTAAGAAGCGATCCGTCCGTGTCGAACTTAAATTGCTTCTGTTTTACTGTCATGGTTACGGATACGCCTGTACCATTATATATCTGATATCGATAAGCTGTTCCGAGCATGGTATTATCCTTGAGCTATGAGATCCACAGCTGCGTTAACTGCTGTTTGCACAGTAGCATCATCAGCATTGATAATCTGGGAAACAGTCGCAGCGCGATTCTGCGCTAATACAGCCCATGTTACTTTCTGAGCAACTGCTGCAGGATTATCCAAAGCTCTGGTAGCCCATACCATACGATTTGCGTGGTTCGCAGTTTGGGCATTCTCCAAACGAATCACATCAGCAGCAACAATAACTGCTACTTGGATCCTATTCTTCAAGACAGCTCCAGTATTAGTGGTAGCGATAGTAAGTATTTCGTCGTAGGTGGCCATGATGTTTCCTGATTAAGACGTAGCAAATCCCATGCTGATAACAGTACGGGTACCGGAGGTGATACCGTATCCTAGAGAGATTACCGTAGCGGTAAGTTCTGGATCTGGGACAGAGGGAATCTCTGTTCCCTCTCCTAGAGGGGGAATCTCTAATCCCAAATGGCTTTTCATTTTAGTACAAAGCCCAAATATTCGAAGCCGTACCACCTGTTCGCACTTGCTCGCAGCGAATAGGATTATATCCTGCTTGCAATGGAACTCCTGTGTGGATAACACCAGCTACCATGAGGTTAGCAGTTCCTGCAACACCTACTAGTAAACTACGGCAGGGGCCATTTGGAAGAGCTGAGTTTGCTAGCGTTACAGCTGCAATTATCTCTGCTGGACCGGATGCATTTGCGCTCATGATTCATTTCCTTTCGTCTAAGATTACTGAAGCTATCTCTGTTGAAACTCTCGACTTACCACATAAGTGCGCAACATTCACACGTATACGGTATACATTCTTTGTCGGCCAAATTTCCCAAATGCCAATGTCGTATTTGCCGCTATCTTTAGTACCTCCTTGCTCAACGACATCAAGTCTTTTGCTATTGAGCTCTACTGGATGACCGGTTATTCTATCTCCGTATGCTTGAGTACCTTTGTATTCACATTCCACACCACGGAGTTTCTTTCCGAAGATATGCAGCGTAACATGCCCAGGAGATATTTCTTCCACTAACTCTCCTTGCATTATAACTACAGGACGAATCCAAAAACGGATTCTATCAAATACATTATTATCTACAAGTAGAGTTCCAAATCCAATACCCAAGAGAGCAAATACGAGGTGGAAGGAAGCATTAATCAGTATCTTCTTCATTTTGGCCCATACCTCACATAGAGAGTAATAGCCGCAGCAAGCAATAAAGTGGCCAGACCTGCTATAACTTTTCCTCCGACCCATATCTTGGCATCCTTGCTACCATACTTCACTAGGGAGTTATACATGGCTTCTCCCATCATTGTTTGCATCTCAGGATCTTTTGTGCACTCCTTAATGCCTTCTTTGATAGCTTCTCGAAGTGCCGTTTTTAAATCTGTAAGATCCATAGTAACGGTTCTTCTATCAGTCATTACTGCCCCGCTTCAGCTTCTAGATCAGCACGCTTAGAAAGCCACCCTGCAACAGCATAACCTTCATTCTTAGAAGATTCCTGCATGTCACCAATGTCAGCGAAAACTTTCGCAGTGACACGGTCAACAATAACTGGCCAAGCTTGATCTAGCATCCAATGCTCGTTATTACCTGAGACGGTAGTAAGAGTTGGAGGATATGTGTAATATCCAATATCAAGTGCAGGTGCAAGTTCCACCATGGCAATCTTGATACTGGATCCTGCAAGATACCAACGATCTCGCATGTCGCAATTGGTCTCAAACATCCTCTTGGGAGAAAGATATTTGAGGTAGCTCCGAGTGCCACTCCGACGAATATACTGCATCTTACGATACCGCGGCAAGCTAGACAAAGGAATAGCTTGAGTATATTCTGCCGCATCAATGGAAAGTAGCAGTTCCTCTACATCTCGTGTGGCATTGAGATCACTACAGAAGAAGTTAATGGCAGCATTGATCTCCTTGTGGATCAATCCCGTTTTCTCAGGCCGTCGTATTTTGAGCATGACGGCATCTGCTACTTCATTGAAGGTCATAGTGATTTAGGCAGCTTCCTCGTCACCCTGATATTCAACCATGCCATATTGCTGGGCATAGATTGTCAGTTCGTTGAATTCCCATTCGTTCTTAGGGATATAGAATCCTTCGTCATTGGGAACGATCTTTTCACCATTCTGACCAAACATCCGTTGCAAACGAATAGCCCGAAAAGATCCTGGAGGACCCTTTGGAAGTTCTGGCTCCGCAACAACTTCTCGAACCAGCAAAGGATTTGGTTCTTTGAACAGAGATTTTGCTGCAGGATCAGTGAAGGTTTCAACATCTGACGAAGGCTTATCACCTTCACCCAGATTATCCTTTTGCACAGAGTTCGATCCCATCATTCCGGAAGATACACTTCCTTCAGATAATGCCTTAGCAGCGGCTTCTTCTGCTTTACGCTGCTTGGCCAATTCCAATACATTCATGTACATTCTCCTGAAGTAAAAACCCGTATTCTAGCGTTGTTTCCGTAGGAGTTGCGGCGACTAGAATACGGGTGCACTAACGATGTGCAACCATTGCTCCTATTCCTCTTGCGAGGAATCAACTAGCTTAGGCAATACCAGCGGTAAGGCCCGTAACCAGAGCACAGCTGTAAGGATTGATAAGCTCAACAGCCAGTTCAGACAGAAGAGAACCGCCTTGAGCATCAATACCACCATCGCCAATTTGTCCTTGCTGGCTGGTTGTTACACCATAAGCTTCAGGGACAGTGTCGCGTCCATCCATATAGGCCAATTTAAGAGCCGGCATATCCATCAGGAGCATGGTGCCAGTCTGAGACAGACCATTGAACAACGGATGAATGACCATTTCGATAGAGCCGTTGTAGAATTCAAAGTTGGTATATTTCATACCGAACCTGTTTTCCATGGTGGTCATTTGAATCTGACCGGACTTACGACCGATAGAGTTCAGAACACGCATTGCGACGTTATCGCAGAAGCCGACGCGAACCTTTGCATTCCCCAGGTTAGTGGAATACAGATACGCAGGTTCTACCAGGGCCACCAACTGATCAAAGTTGGTAGTGGAAGCTGCTGCATTCACGTTACTCGAAGCGTACTGACGCAGCGCATCCATGATACCTTGAGTAGCATGAATAGGAGTGGCACCAGAAGTATCCATCTTCGGCTGGGAGAAGATCATTGCGCTTTCAATATCCACAGAGTGGAACATTGCGCAGTCATCTTTGTTCTCCTTGATGTTGGAGATACCCATCTCAGCGTAAGATGCACGAGCCGTATCAGTCAGAGCCCAGGCATTACGGAAGATCTGCGTGTAGTTTGGAATGTATTGCGTATCCAAACGGCGAGCAGTAGGACGATTAGATCCTTCTTCAAAAGCCGTACCAGATTGAATCCATTTATCACCTGAATTAACAGCAGCAGCTCCAGAGCGACCAAAGTTACGAGTGACACCAACTACAGTAGCACTATTGATGGAAGTAATGCGCACAACTTCAAACGTACGGTTATTCCAAAAGGTCATGCCAACAGTTACACCAGTCGTAGAAGGCCAGGTGAGAACAGCATCTCCAATCAAAGCAGTAGTTGCCATGGTGATGACCATAAAAGTCATCGTCTTGGAGAAGTAGCCGTGAGTAGAAGATTTCGCACGCGATTTGCCAGACTGCGAAGTCAAAGCAAACATTGGTGCACTTCCGTTAGGGAAGCGACGCAGGATTTGACCAGCGAAAGAACGCTGATTCAGTTCTGCAGGATTGCCAGTATTGGCATTGAAAAGACCAGTAGCGAGTCCCATGATGAGATTTCCTTTTGCAAAAGATTGTTAATTACCGAACCATTCATCCCAATTGGTAGCCTTAGGAGCTGTGCCACCTGATTCTTGTTTGTTACCTCCATTGATAGCCGAGCTAAGTTCTTGGAAGTATTCAAGAGTCATTTGCACAATCTCTTCTGGTGATGCATCAGGATGCGTCTTTTGCAGGGACTCTGCTGTCGTCTTTAGTTGTTGTCGAACAACTGGATTCTTGGAAGCTGCAATACTGGATAGACCAGCTTGCGTAAGTTCTCCCTTTACTTTTCCTCCAAAACTCTTCGCACCATGAGTTTCACGAGCAGTTACGAAACCTTCAGTAAGTTTCGAATTGTGCTCCATGGCAGTACGATAAGAGTTGCGGCTAACCACCTTCATCATTTCGATCATTGACGGAATATCACCGGCAGTGGCTTTTTGCATCAGTTCAGGATCTACTCCCTGCGTGAAATCTTGAGCCTCTACAATGGTTTTAAACTGCGTTGGATCTAATGTAAATGCTGGCGCTACATCTGGATTAGTTGGATTATCCCACATCTTACTGAATTTCGCAAATGGGTCAGTGGTAGATTTACCTCCATTGGCATTCGGGTTGTTTGGGTCCTGAGGATCAGGAGTATTAGAGATCGCAGGATTCCCATCCAATCCAATGTTAGATGCAGGTTCCTGTTTTTGGAAGCGCATATTACTATTTGGATTCTGTGTAGGATCTACAGCAGGCGCCGCAGCTGGTTTGATTCCTACGGCCGACTTCAGTGTATCAAGATAACCCATTTTAATTAACTCCTAAATTAACCGGCAACATTGCCATTTGCGCCCGACTGGGCTTCTCCAACGGGGCTAATAGAAAGTAACGCTTCGATTACTGCTACTTTGCCACGAACTTCTGCTTGCCTGCGAAGGAAACTATCTGCTGTTTCTCCTTCTTTAGGCTCGCCATTCTCCAGAATGTCAGATGCTTCTACAGAGGCGATATAGGTTAGGTACTTTCGCAACAACGGATCATTGAGCTTTTCTGCTATTTGATGCAATTCCGATGTTACGAATGTGATTTTTGGAATGAATGAGAGCATGATTTACCTTAAGGAATAGCTGGTGGAGGGGAAGAAACTGGAATCGCTCCAGGAAGTTGTTGCTGAGGTGGCGCGATTTGCGGAGGTGCAGCTCCTACGGGAGGTTGCAGAGAGTTAGCATCCAGATTCTGAGTGCCGGCTGCAACTGGTTTGAAGCTTGGATCATACTCTTCCATGCCACGAATACCAAGAAGCTGGTTAAGATGCATGAACATGCTAGGAAGCATTGAACCGTAAGCTTGTTGCAAGATTGGGGAGGATGCCAGAAGCTGCATAGATCCTGTAATAGCTTCTGTAGATGCCAGCTTGCTCTTGGGAGTAAAGCCATCTCCTACACGGAAAGCAAGAACCTTCTCACGGAGTTCTGCAATATTGATGCTAACTTCTGCACCATTCTTCTGAGAAATGATTACAGCATCTTCGCCATATTGAAAAACATTCAGCGTGAGGATAGATTTCAATGGGCCAATGGCTTGTACTTCAAGAACCATAGCTGGCATACGCATCCGATTATCGGAGCCGGCCATCGTATCATTCCATTCAACAACACTCTTATTGCCCTTTTGGAATTGTCCTTGCCGTGGAGAGTTTGCACCGTGCAGCTCTTTAGAGAATCCAACGATAGCCTGAGCATCTTGAATAACATTCTCCAAGCCGCGCTGATCGAATGGAATTGGGAAATAGAGATCACCAAGTTTCTTCTTCGAGAGAGAAGAGATACGTGCTGGGATCTTTGGAGCAGGGGATGTTGAATTAACATCTGTAGGATCCAGGATCTCAGAATCGTAGATTGCACGATCAGAAACTGCTCTTCGAGCCGCTGCGAAACGGATATTAAATAGCTTAGCCGCTGCATCTTGGAACTCGATCTCACCTTCTGCGGCCGATTGTGTTTGATAACCAAGGCCATCTTCCATAGGCTGACCAAACAAGATTGGAAGATAGTCGTAAGCAGAGATGATACGCTTAGCCGTAATCATGATTCCATTGATATGGACGAATTTCCAAATCTGTGGGTGATTAGGCTGAGGTGCTGTAATTCCCATATCACTTGGAATGATACGAGCATAGGTTACAACGCGCTCATATTGTGCGCCAAAGCGACGACTGGTATCTACAGAAGCTTTTTTCTTAGTGTCCTTATCTTCGAACCAAGCAGCCCAATCTACACCGCCGTTCTTCTGGAGATCGAGTTGACTAATGTAATTGGAGATACGAGGCGGGTCACGATAATACGATGAGCCTGCTAGTTGATCTGGATGCTCCGAGCGAAATGCAAGATCAGCATTATAAACTTCACCAGCTTCAGTAAGTTTGTTCAGCTCAATCTTTACCTTCGTACGCGAAACATATTCAATGTAGCCAGCGTAATCCCCCTTCTTGGAAATCTCAGCTGGTGCAACAGTCATATCATGAAAAACATTGCGTGGATCAAGGCGACGGATCGCAGTGTATCCTTTCTTAGCCTTTGCAACTTTCCGTCCCGTGCCGGAAGAGAAATCTCCTGCAATAGAAAATTGATCAACAGCAGTCCAATCAGCCTCAAGAGCTGAATAGTTATACTTTACACCATCGCGCATCCACAAAAGCAGCTCACGAGAATATCCACCCAATGTAGCATGATCGTCCAAGAGAGTTTCTAGTTGCTCAGCCCACTGTTTGTTCGATGGATTAGAAACAACAGGAAAGATAGGAGAACCAGAGAGGAAAACATCTGCCAGGTAGGCCACGTAAGTATCCACTTGGGATACGACGATAGGAGGAGTTACTTTATCCGAGCCGAATACGTTACCGCATTCGACATTTCCTGCACTGTTACGTTGATCAACTCCGTTAGAACTAACACGTGTGTCATTCTCAGCTTGATAACGTGCATAAGCTACATCAATGGCGTCCATTTTATCGTGTAGCTCAGTGAATTTTGTATGCGTTTGCATATAAGCATCTATCAAACTCTTTACTGAGTTCTGAGCTGCCAAAGATAAGCGAAGAGTTTTGCCAGTTGGAGCTGAAGGATCTGTGGTTGCCATGATTTACTTTCTTAAAAGGGTGTGTTGTTGTGTACAACTCTCGCAAGACGCAATGTCCTGCCAATAGTGTGCAAGTTTTTGATCAAATGCCAGTAATTAGTACGCATATCTAGCCCATAGGCGCATGCGTCCATGATGTCATCTTTGTTTTTGCTCTTTCCTATCTTGTATTTCATGGCCTGCCATATGAAAGCAGCCCTTACGGTAGACCACAAATGGTAGTTTGCACTGTATAGCTCCTGAATAAAGAGACGAATACGAGCTTCTTTGGCCCGCCCGGAAGGTTTAAGCGGAACAACTTCTATTCCATCTATCCCCATTTCTGTCATGTGCTTTGTTATCCAGAACAAAAGAGTTTGCTGATAGCCAACTTCTTCAATTCCAATAGCAGAAGCTCCGTGTTCGATTGCTAGACGCAGCGTGGCTATGATAAGTTGCTCAGGATCTTGAATACCAGCTTCCAACTCTCGGATAATTCCTTTTCCATCAAACACATAATGGACGGCGATGACATTATCATCTGAAGAGAGCTTAAAGCCCGCTGGATCAACTGTGATAAAGACTCCATCAGGAACTAACTCATCCTCATCATGTCCATGTTCAGGTAATGGGCCCACTAAAAGAGATGTTGCTCTAGAGACTGGATCATTCATCACCTCAGCAAACCAGATTTCAGCTTCTCCTAATTCCTCATCATGGAAATAGGACTCCATTAATTCTTCTATGGAGTGCAATTCTGGCCAAAGTGGCTCACCATTCTCTAGGATAGCACCTGTTATAAGGGATATCCAGCTCTTATTATTCTTCAGTTGGTATAACAGACACTCATCGGAGTACATGTTACCAACGTAAATGATCAAACGATCTCCTCGGGGAGCAATAATCTTAATAGTTGCTACGACCCACTTCCGGAATTTGATACGCTCTGTCTCGGAATCATCACATTCTTTAGTTTGTGCATCATCGAAGAAGATAAGATCAGGCCGCCGGTGCTTTCTATTGATACCACGAATAGAACTTCCTGCGCCACGAGCAACAAGAATGATATGCCGTCCACGATAAAGGGATTGTTTTTCTCCCTTGTTGTCAACAAGCATCTGCCTAGACCAATATCCATAAAGACTCTGACAATTCTCGCTACCAAGCATATCATTGATGTCATCGATAAGAGCTTCTGCGAGGTCATCTGTGGCACAAATAACAGCTGCAAAAGAGATCTTATCGTAAACAATAAGCCAGCAAATTAGAATCTTGATGAATGTTGTCTTAGCGTGGCCCCGAGGTAAACCAAGGGCAAAGCGGAGAATCCTTCCAATCTGTGCAGGACTTCTATCTTTCAGGAGATTAAAAATACCTACATAGAATGGAGGAAAATCAAACTCCATAATAGTGGGAATCAGGATCGAAGCGAAGAAATTGAGATCAGTTCTTGCACGCTCAATTGCTTCTTCTTTCGAAGCCTGAATTTCCACTACTTCATAGGGTTTACTTTCCTTGAAGGTCTTTTCCGCTAGGAGTTCCGACATGCTTTTCTATTTGTTTTTGTAGATTAGGAAAAAGATTAAAGATTGCTCTTTGCGCTTCTTCCACTTCTTTTTGTTGGTGCAGATCTTTAGAAATCTGCAGGGATTGCAATAGGGCCGGTTTGGGCTGCAGCGATAGCATTTTGTGTCCTTTCTTTTATCTGCTGGAACATACTCTTAACTCCTTCAGAACTCATAGGAGCCAGAACATTATTTCCGATAGCGATAACTTCCTGTGCCTCATTCATGATAACTTTCGGGGCCGCAATCTTAGAAGATGCAGGAAGAGTAAGAGATACCATTGTAACTTGAGTTGTAGGAACTACTGGCTTATTCAATGTCTTAACATCAATTTGCCGTTTAGCAACTACTTCCAGGGCTCTGGTTATTTCTCCTAGCTTAGCATCTGCCATTGCTCCTTCCATTGCTGAGAGAAGCTTATGTTCAATATTGACATATCTTGTCGTGAGTCGCGTATCTTCTGCGTCGGGCGCCGAGGAATGCGTTTGCATATATTCTTCCAGCTCTGCTTTGAAGTTCTCATCTTTCAGAAGCTGTGAAACATACGCTGGAGTGCACCCTACTATTGTAGAGATATCTACAGGCTTAACGCCGTCGGCAAGATATTTCATGATTCGGGTTTTCATAGCTGGCTCCAGTTGGCAAATGGATTTCTCATATGCGTATTATAACAGATGCTGATTCTTGTGATGGCTCTGTTTTCGGGTAGGGGAAAGGGTCAGAAGGGTAGCTGGAAATTTTTTAAAAATTTTGGAATAGAAGATATATGTTGGGTTTAAGATATAGGATATACTGGAAAAAGTTTAGAAATTTGGGAAAGGTCCTATTGACACACGCGCGAAAATTCAAACCAAAAAAAAGCCCCAGGGTGGGGCTTCTTATTATTCTTTGATTTCGATTTCCCATTCCCATTTGTATCCCAAGCGCATAGCATGGCAGAGAGCATAGATACGCAAGAATGCGTCTCCCTCTGCAAAGGCTCTATTCGCAATAGCAACGTAGCGCATCATATAATAAACTGGTAAACGCATTCTCTATTCTCCTTTGTTGTTTCAATCTGATTTTAAGCCTGATAAAAGCTACGATCATTAATGCTCTTAACCAATGCGGTGCGAACGATATAAAGAGCCATCTTACGTGCTGTTTTCTTGCCCACTCCCATTTGTTTTTTGCATTGAGCCATCACGCAATTGACAGCGAAAGCAAGACCAAAAGTTTTGTAGTTCGAGAGGATTTTCCAGCTTGCCATTTTGATTCTCCTGTTTACCCGGTCGGACAATTCCGCCGGTCTGACTTCTATTCTACTCTCTTATCTTATCCTGTCAATATCTTTTTTCATTCGAAAGTGTAAAAGTTTGTAACAATTTGATTTTCTTTCGGGCAAGAAATTTTGATCAGGCAAGAAAAAGCCCCACTAAAAAGTAGGGCTTTCTCTCGGTTCTATCCTATTGTTTCACGTGAAACATTCAATGGATTAGAAGTCGCTGAGATCGGTAACCTTCTCTTCAGGCTTGCAAGTTTCGAGGACTGCCTCGATAGTGCGACCCCAAGTATCAACCTGTTCTTCAGTAAGAGCCGTGGTGACGAACTCTTCGACATAACCCTTCATCTTACCCTTCATAACATCTGATTGCAGGGCAAGAGCTTGCTTGTTGTTGAACAAGGTAATCATCATGGTAGATGTGGATTCACTCTTGTTAAGAGTGGCAACAAACTCCGCGAAAGAGTTACGACAATCGCGCATAGCAGCAAGAGCCGCACCAGCGCCACGCGTACCCGGTTCAAACAGTTCTGCCAGAGTTTCGGGAATCTTCAAGCCATCTTTAACCTGAACTGAATCCTTTACAAGCTTGTTACGAGCACCGGCCTTAACAGCGGCAACAATGGCACTGAAGAGCCAGTTAGCGCCGTCAGAATCCAGCACTGGCAAGCCATCATCATCAACCGCCATGACTGGGACTTGCTTGCCGTCAACTTCCTGAGTGATAACATTCCCTTTGTCGTCAGTCTGAACAGCTTGTTTAGCGGGTGCAAGCACTTGGATGATTTCGTCAACCAATGGCGTATGAACAACAACAGTGCCAACATCCACGCGGATGTTATCAGTAGCCTTTTTACCATCTGGCAGGGTGTCGCCTTTTTTGACAGTACGACGAATGGGGAGATTAAATGCTTTCATGGGAGAACTCCTATTGCCTCTCGGCAGTTTGCAAACCCGGTTTAACTTGTCCGGTCAGTATGCCCAGAACTGCTCCGGGCATGGTCTGAATTATAGGGGCATTTCCAACCCTTGTCAACCCCACTCCAATAAATAAATCTATCGCCCGTGTCTGCCCAATAGGGTCTGTATCTTTCTACTGGACCTGTAAGTTCTATCCATGTTCATATCGTTTGATGCCCGTATCTTGTCAGCTTCGCGCTACTCCTGCCGGACTGATGGACTGCCGATATTGCCTCTATTGCCTCCCCTGCCCCCCTAGACCCCCCATACCTGACCTGCGGTCGGTCCCAGGTGCATATCCTAACAGATTGGAATATGTTATTGCATATGCCAAGATACGTTGCCTGCGGCAAGATAGGTTATACCTAATAGGATATAATGAGGGTATAGGTACTTTTTAAAAAATTGACTACACACATAAAAGAACTATTGATACTGTTATAAGATATGGACTCTATTCCAGGATATTACAAGGCATATATAAGTTACCGTAAATGGAGTGGTCAGAACTAAGGCATGGGGGGTCGCCGATGGCAGACCAGGCAAGCTCGGTCATACGGGTAAACGAGCATTCCGGTGGGGATTGACAACACCCCTAAATTCTGTTCTAATATCGATTGGAGAACCATTTGTTTAAACTGTTGTTTTTTCGCAACACCCCAGAGCTTCGCTCTCGTAAATAACAAATGAAACTTTCCAATGTCATTTATCTTAATTGATCTATGGCATATTTCCTTGATAGGTAAATTTTAAACGAGGTAAACGAAATGAAATACTTGAAAATGATTCATTCAGATGATGTCAAATATCTAAAGGATATGGGACAAGTCAGGGCAGTAGCATCTTTTTGCGTGGAAGATGATGTTACTGTTGGACAGAATTTTATAGAAGAGTTTGATTCTGAATATGGCGCATATTTCCCCATAGCGATTATTGACGCGGATAAGAATGTTCTTCACGTTGATACACGTTATTTTTCTAAGAATTAAGGGAAAATGAAATGAACTACTCGGAAGAATCCAAGGATACAAACAATATCCTTCCACACCTGACCAAAAAAGCTGCGCTTCGTTTGAAAAAGAAGATGGCAAGAGAACTTGCAGCGGCTCAATCTGTTTCACAAAAGGAAGAGAATCCTATCTCTGCCGATGGAATCATAAAAGCTACTGTTTTCGATGCTATCAAGCATAATCCTGCAAAGCATGTAGCTCTTAATGCTCAAGCCTACAGAATCTCTCGGAAGATAGAAGTTGCCAAGAGAACAACTAAAACTGTCGTAACTTGTGCTGAAACTGGCGTTAATATCGCCATTGAGATTCCAAGAATCCCAGGCTTTTATCTTTCCTATACTTCCCCGCTCTCGGAAGTTGAGAATTGCAGGAAGCTGGCACAACGTGGATTTTCCTATCTCATCCAATTAGATACTCAAGTATTGGCAGGAATTCTCCTTGTTCTTGCGGAAGATTATAACTTATTTCAGTTCGCACAAACAGACAATGGATTCTCCAAAAATTCTATCCTTCGTTCTTGCGGTAGAACCGAGTTAATAAATGCCATTCTCTTTATAGAAGAAAAGATACATTCCCAGAATTACGCTTTCCTCCCGCGTTTATCTTTCCTTCGTTCTATTGATTCGAAACAGGGGGAATTTGAATCAAACCTGCAACAATGGCTCAAGCTCTTAACAGAAACCCTTAATGCTCCTCTTGATACGAGCGTTTATGATGGGACTGTTAAGAAAGCGGCTTTCCCATATCTGAAAGTATCGGACGCTAAGAAAGCGGAAGCTCAAGCTAAACGAACAGCTAAAGCTGAAGAAAGAAATCTAAAAGAAATGTTAGATACTTCTTGCAAGTATGCTAAAGCTCTTTTCAAAGATTCCCTGATCTCTCAGGTTCTAAAGAATTATCTTATTCGGACATTCGATCCGATAACATTTCAAACAGTAGATATCGGTTTCAAAAATCGCCTAATTCTTAAGTTAACAGAACTGCCGGCGGATTCTCGCGTATCTTTCATTATCAAAGCTCTCGAAAGCAAGGTTAAAACGATTGACCTAGACTCGATTGATATTCTGGAAGTGCCAGAACCTGTTGTTCCCAAAATCAAAACAGTTGAACAGCTTACAAACTACAATCCTGATTTCCTCGATACGCCAGTATTCGAGCCAGTAGAACAAGCCCCATTAGTTTTGCAAGAAGGTGAAATAGAAATCGAATACAAGGGCAAGAAATTTGCTGTTCCTGCGATTCTGTGGAATGGGATGAATTCTATTCAACAGATTCTTTATAAGAAGAAATTGAGTTCTTAAAAGAGGAAGGAAAACAAGAATGTTTATCCCTAAGAAAGTTATTCCGGGCGGCTTTGATAAGATCTTTAAAGAAGTTGATCCTATCGTGCAGGAAGCAGTAGAAGATTTAATGGATGTTGGATTCTGCTTCTATATGGTGGGCCAAGTGCGAGGTAGATGTTATGAGGAAGAGCGGGTAATAACAATCCCTGAATTCCTTTTCAGAACAAAACATAAGCCTAAGTATTCTACATGGTATCTGGCTCATGAATGTGCCCATGGCCTTAGTGCTATTCGTAACCCTTGGAATACAGATAATCATGGTCCTAAGTTTATGGCAGAACTTAAGATAGTTTGTCCGGCAGATGCAATCCATTACGAGATAAACTATAAACCAAGAAATGCTACAAATGCTGGTATCTCTGCCATTCCATTCTTTAATACAGGAATAATTCCAGATGACTTCTAAACAAAACCTCGGCAATCTCACGGTTTCTGGCTCGCCCAGCAAAAGACTAGTGTTTACAGCAACTTAATTCGCAATTCTTAAAAGAAAAGAAAGTAGCGCAGCTAAAATGATCCTCAATACCCCAAAATATCCGATTGACAAAAGCACTCCAGCTTTCAGCATTTATCGGAATCACAAACGGATAGAATCTCTCGAATCTTCCAGGATGGAAAAAGCTTTCCTTGATATTGAAACTGCTCTTCGTGGCCTTTCTACTATCTCTTTTGAAACTAAAAGTGGTATCGATGTTTATCAGAGAGTTTATGATCACGTGAAGATTCCAGATGATCCAAGGATCAAAAAGATTCCAGTAATCATCTCTTTTCAAGTTCATTTTTATGGAAATTTTGCAGTTATTAGGAATGATGAAAGCGGAAACATTGATTCGAAAGAAACAGGAGAAAGCAAATGATAACTCTTAAAAGAACTCCTCTAATGGAAGCTCTGAAAGCCAAGATAGCAGAGCAGAATAAGCAGATGAATTCCATTGTTGGAATCACCAAGAAAATTGGCGCAAAAACCCTTGATACAAGAGCAAACTATAATAAGTTTGCAGAACAAGAGGAATTGAAAGCGCAAGAAATGGCCGGATCAGCGGGGCCAGTCCATCAGACTAAGCCAGTCTCTTTCCTTGAGAAGCTCAAACAGAAAAAACGAGAGCAACAGGAAAATGATCTGGCGGCCGAGGCAGCAGAATCCATCGAAGTTCAGGAAGATCCTTCAGAAACTCAAGCTGTTCCCTATCAGGATATCTTACAGAACAGTGCCGATTCTGTAAAGGATCAATCTCTCCCGGACATAAAAGAATTTGATGCAAAGGGTGAATCTTTCGCTCTTAACATCACTCTTAACACTGAACAGCTTGCAGCGAAAGCATTAGCTTTCCAAGGTAAGAGTTTCGTTCTAACTGGAGCCGCCGGAACTGGTAAGACAACCTGCCAACGTGCAATAGCACAAGCATTGCTACAGGATAATGCGCTCAGTACTTGTTCTTTCAAAACTTACAATGCAGCGGGTGCAAGGGAATATAAGACTGGCCCATCTATTGCATTCTGTGCATATACTAGAAGAGCTGCCAGAAATCTGGAGCGCGCCGTTCATAAGTTGCCGGAACTTGAAGAGAAACTCAGGCACAATATCATGACCATCCATATGCTCTTGGAATATGAGCCAGAAACATATTGGGATGATCTAGAAGGAAAAGAAGTATTCCGTTTTGTTCCGCGGCGCACAGCTAATAACCCTTTAACCATTACCCATCTTATCGTAGAAGAATCTTCTATGCTAGGTTTGGATCTTTGGGAGAAGCTGTATGATGCTCTTCCGGCGGGCGTTCAAATTATCTTCATTGGAGATATTAACCAATTGCCACCAGTGTTTGGTCCATCCATTATGAATTATGCATTGGTCCAGCTTCCTATTGTGGAATTGAAAGAAGTCTACAGAAATCAGGGTATTGTTCTGGAAAACGCCCACCATGTCCTTAAAGGAGAGGACTTGGAAGAAGATAATAACTTCGTAATTGTTCGTGGCAAGGATAAGGTACAACACGGCCAAGAGATCATGAGTCGCAAGATTGGTAATCTTATGAATGCTCTAGCTGATGTCACTGGCGACGATGGATACCCTGAATATGATCCAGAAGATTGTATCATTCTTTCCCCGTTCAATAAACAAGCTCTCGGCACGGATAACTTGAATAACTGGATCGCCCAATTCATTGGGGATAAAAGAAAAGCAGTTGTTCATGAAATCCTGGCTGGTTTCCATAAGCACTATCTGGCCAAGGGTGACAAGGTAATGTTTAATAAGCGCGATGGAGTGATAACAGACATTCTCTCTAATCCTAAGTACACTGGAAAAGTTCCACAGCTTCCGGGTTCTGATCTCCTTCGTTTCGGAACAAGGCGTTTAGGAGAAGCTGACGTGGAAGAGATGAATGCCACTCTAGCTGAGATGGAGAATGCTTCTAAGATCGGCATTGATTATGAGAACTTCTCTTTAGAAGATGAAAAGCTAGCAAAAACTCGGCAGGCTTCGCACGAAGTCGTTATCCGTTATGAAGATGGTACGGAAGATACCATTAGTAGTGCAGGAGATTTTGCACCGGCCTGTTTCTCCCTGGGTTACTGTCTTACTTATCATAAGGCTCAAGGCTCGGAGTGGCGCAAAGTATTCCTGATTCTCCACAAAGCGCACGCTATTATGTGCTACAGAGAATTGTTCTATACAGGTCTTACCCGGGCCAGAACAAAGGTAATCATTCTCTCGAATGATGCTGTCATCAAGAAAACAATTGCTAACCCTCGTATCAAAGGAAACACATTAGCAGATAAACTCGAATTCTTTAATTCTGGCATCGATCAAACTAACATTGTGGAGATTGTGAAATGAACCACGAAGGAAATGAAATGAATTCTTTTGAAAACAAAGGCTTCGTACAGGAATCCGAAGCAGTCAGAATCCTGCGCCATGCAAAAGCTCTTATCGCTGATAAGGAGCATTGGATCAAGGATGAATTTGCTACCAATGCCTATGGAGAAGTTGTACCTATGTATGACAACAGCGCATGTAAATTCTGTGCTGTAGGAGCCAATAGGAAAGCCGCAGGATTTGGAAGATCGGAAATTAGCCGACCCTATCTTGCAATGGCAACAGCTCTTATGACTCTTGGTACAAGTGCTCATATTGCAAGGTTCAATGATTCTGCAACACATGAAGAAGTTATGGAACTCTTTGATGTTGCAATTGAATGGGCAATTGGAGCAGATTCTGTAGGAATGGAGCTCTAAATGTCTAAAGAAGCTTCCTTCTTCATTTGGTATCTTCTATTCACTTCCTGCATTTCATTTGCTCTGTTCTTAGGTCTTACATGGAGCATTCTTCTGAACGATACAGTAGGAATTTGGCAAGGAATTCTCTGTATCAATCTTGCGACAGGTAATGGATTAGTAGCAGTTGCTATCATCAAACTTCTTTTTTTCGGAGAAACAAAATGAACCACACAACAAAAGGTATTCCCGGTTTCCAATTCAAGATCCGTTTCAATTCAACATTCAATTGTTGGGAAGTCTGGACTTATCGTGCAGGAGAAACAGATCCTAGGACTGCCAAGTGGATGAAAGTTTCGAAAGAAACAGCCCATTGGTATCAGGAAGCTAAGGGCGCCATTGTAGAAAGTTATGTCCCTGAGAAAGAAACGAGTCCTTTTGTAGGAGATTCTGACATTCTCCTATCTGAGATAACAGAAGCTGTCACTACAAAGGGAACTGACTGCCCGGTAACAAAGCATGCACAAATGGTAGTTACCAATCTTGTAGCATCTTATCAGATGGCGCCCACAGATAGCTCAATGGAAAAGTATTGTATCAATCGCATCAAGAAATACTTGAAGATCATAAAGGATCGCCGCGCAGAGATTGATCCGATAACAGATTGGTCCAACCAAATGAATTCTTTTGATGACTCTGGCATCCAAGAACTCTAAAAGAAAGAAACAAATATGTTTCAACCTTTTCGTAATATCTTTGGTGGCGGCTCTACTATCTTCTATCAACCAGTTGATAACCCAGCTCTGGTAACATCTTTCGGAGTCCTTATAGCAAGGGGAATCATTCGAAAAGAGAATGCCAGGGAGATCCTGATAGAAGTAGGAATCTTCAAAAGTGTAGATATCTCCAAGCAAGTTCTTCATATTCCCCTGTCAAAAGAGATTATTCTTAGCGCAAGGGAATGGAAAACTCCGAATGATGCTATCTATAAAATGGGTGGCTCATGGTGGATGGAAGAAGCAGCATTGAGATGTTCCCTTATCAGTGCATTCTTCACACTGGAAGAACAGATTTCCGTCAGTGGAAAGATACGGAAAACGCGCACTAGTCCACCAGTTGACCCAGCCTATATGGACCCGGTATAATACGGGCAAATGCGAAACAATAGTTTCTCCAACCAATTACAGGATATAGCACAAAATGGAAAGTTCTGACGACACGATTAGAAATGTAGACGAGGATGAAAAAGTCCCTTATTCTTTTGATGAGATTCTCAATGTCTTATCTACAGAAAAGGAACTTATCCTTACCATTCCAGCGGATCAGGAAGATGATCTACGTTCTGGTTTGCAAGCTCGGAAGAGCAAGATTAATCAAACTATGAAGCGCAAAGGAATGGAGCCACCGAAGGAAACTCTTTCTTTCAACTCCTATCCTGCACGGGATTCGATGAAGAAAGTTGTTGATGGTATCATCTGCGTTCGAGTAACTCTTAAAGAGAGGGCCAGCGTAGATATCATCAAAATGGAAACTCCTGATAAGACTTTCTAAATGCACATCATGCGAAATATGACGGGCCGTTCTAATCTTTATAGAGCACTGGCGGCAGAAGCAATCAAAGAACATGGAGTAAACAAGATGGTAGACTTTAAAGCATTGGCTGAGAAGCGAAAAAAAGAGATGGAAGAGAAAAGGAAAAACCTTGAGCCTCTTCCTGTTCGTGGTCCAATTCCTGGCGAGAATATCAACAAGGAAGAAGTAAAGCTTACAGAGCGTGAGCAAATTCTTCAGAACCTAGAAGATCTTATCGATCATCCAGATGCTTCTACCTGGGAAAAAACTTTCTGTCGCAGTGTTCATATGTGGCTCTCACGTAAAGAAACCAATTACATGAGTGTCAAACAGCGCGCTGTGTACGATGACTTGCTAAAGAAGATTCTTCATCGGGTAGATACTTCTTCTCCTATCCCAACAAGGGATAACAGGTTCGAGGATGGTGTTTATCGTGCGCCTTACGATAACCGAAATGAATACAGAAAGAAGAATTACGGATTCGATGATATAAATGATGACATGGACGATGATGTTCCATTCTGATCTTTTTTAAATAAACAGGAGTTAATAATGGGTTTGAAAGAATTGATGGCCGCTAAGAAAGCTGCACAAGCGGCGGCCGAAAAGGTGGAAGAAAAGGTTGAAGTGAAAGTTGCTGAGAGCAAACCAACTTCCAATCTTGCAGCAATGGGGCTGGATGAAGAAGTTATGGAAGCTTCTGAACCCGTAGCCAAGAAAGAAACCTTTGCTGAGATGATGCTTCGTAAGAAGCGTGAGAAAGAAACAGCAGCTACAAAAACTATCGTATCAGAAGAGGGTGTAGTTGAAGCTCCTGTTGTTGTAGCCAAGGTAATTCCTACTATCGAACTCTCCGATGAACAGAAAGAAGTTCTTGCGGATATCGAAGATGATACGGAAGCCCAGGCATATACAGATATCGCTCTTAAGATCAATGCTCTGAAGTATTCTTCTACTGGCGATGATCTTTCCAATGCGATGAACACTCTTACGGCGGCTCTCCATAAGAATCCTTCAGCATCAATGCTTCTTCTCGATCCAGATATTGGACAGATGACTCTTGCTATCCGGCGCTTGGTAGGAGATGAATTAGAAGAAGCAAAAGCTGGCAAGAAGGATAAGAAGCCTAAGGCCGCCAAACAAATTGAACTCACGCCAGAACGTCTGGCAAAACAGTTCGATATTCCGGATGATATGTGATGCTTGAAGTAATAACATTGGCTCTTGTAATAGCTGCTTCAGGCTTTATAGGGTATCAAACGGGAAAAGAAGCTCAACGCGAAGAAACTTGTATAGAAGCTAAGGGAATCTTTGCGAAAAATAAATGTTACTTCCACATGGAAGAAAAGAAACAGGAGAAGAAAGAATGATTAAAACAGTTGTATATCTCATTACCTATCGCCGTTCTAAAGATGAACCGAAGGTTACTGAGACACGTAACACAGCAGAAGCAGCCTATAAACTGGCTCTTGATATCGAAACAAATGGTGGGATTACACTCGTAACTCCTATCGAAAAGTATGTTGCTGAAGCTGGAAAGCCGAAGCTGACATTTGAAGATTAACGCGAGACGTTTTAAACATTTAACCCAGGAGTATCTGTAATGACAACGAGCAAAAAGATTAACAAAAGCCAGAAGGCTGTAAGTGTGCAAGAGAAGAGAGCTTTAGATCGGGCTTTTAAGAAGATGGAAAATACAGAAGGAAAGTTTTACCCATTTACTCGTGCAGAAGCTGACGCTTATAACGCCTACGACGAGCGCAATAAGAAAGCAAACGCGGCTCCAGGATTGGATTCCTTGGTAGGAAAACAATATATCGGAAAGGTTAATATAACCTCAGAAGAAGAGGAGTTCGAAACAATTTCACTTCGTATCTCTTCAGAACTCTGCAATGACTTGCAAGGTTATAACATTCCTGGCATCCTGGAAGATTATCTAGTGCAAGTAAAGGCAACAAAAGCCTTCCAAGAAGCTGCTGCTGTACAAGATACTTTCCTTCAGCGCGCAGATAAACTTATCAAAGGTGATCGGCAGAAAGATTACGGCGATAAGCTTGCAAATTTTGCGCACATTGCTATGTTCTTTCAGGCAGTGCTGGCTCCTAAATTACAAGAAGGAGTTCATATTTCCCCTGAAGAAGTTGGCATGATGATGCAAGGTGTTAAGATGGCCCGGATGATTAAGTCTCCAGATCATACAGATTCTGTCCTTGATAACGCAGGATATGCAGGTTGTATTGGAGAACTCCAAGCCGAGCGTTTGGCTCTTAAGAAACCTATGGGAGCTATTACAGATTCCAATAGTTGGATGATTCCGAATGTCGGAAGTTGAAGTAAAAGCGCCTGGCCGCTTGCGCTTATCTTATTCTTCCTTAGAACTCTTCAACACTTGCGAGCGTAAGTTCGAGTTGGAGAAACTTCTAGAGAATCCTTTAGCTAAGGAAGAATCAGAACATCTCTCATTTGGTAAAGCATACGGCGCTGGAATTGGTACATACTTGTCCACTCAGGATAAAGATATGGCCATCTTTCAATGCTGGTTGAATTACTTTCCGCTTGTAGAGAATGCTAAAGGAAGCAAGAAAACAAGAGCCATGGCGGTCCATGCCTTAACTTGTTCCTTCCGTGCATTAGATACATTGCTTGCAACCTACGAGGTGGCAGAATTTAATAATGCACCAGCCATTGAACTCTCCTTTAAGTTGAATATCAATGAGACTAAGTACTTTGTTGGACACATCGACGTTGTTCTTCGGAACAAAACGACAGGTAAGTATTACATTCTGGAAGTCAAAACAACTGGGATGCAATTGCTGGATCTTAAGCCTCTCTATCAAAACTCAGGCCAAGCATTGGGTTACTCTATTGCACTTGATAGTATTGTCGGAGAAGAGCTTAATGAGTACGGCGTTCTCTACTTTGTGGCCCAACTTCCGGCCTCCAATGCGCAAGATAACTTGGTCAAAATACATACTCTACCTTTCCATAAAACAATTGTAGATCGTTTGGGATGGTTCGTAACTCTTGGCACGGATGTTCAGCGCATGGAAACATTGGAGAAACTTAAAATCTTTCCGAAGCGTGGGCAATCTTGTTTGAAATACAATCGACCTTGTAACTACTTTGGTCATTGTGATATGCGTAACTTTGATGTACAGAAAGATCTTACAAAGAATGTAGATGACATTACTTACCAATTCGAATTCGAGCTGGAGGATCTTATTGAATCTCACCTAGTTCGCATTGCTAATATGCCAGCTCCCTCCTTTGCAGGAGATCCTGTTGAAACAAACAAAGGAACTGGAATGATGATTGATCTTGATGCACCTATGAAGGGAACTTAAAAGTGATTACTCTACATCGAATCGTGGGAGATTTTGGAACCATTGGTTTCTCTATCATTGTGGATAATGAAAAAGATATGAAAAGCTTTCAAGCTTTAGTCCAACGTGGTGCTAATCTCTGGCCCGATGCTCCACCTTCTATCAAAGCATTTGCTGATGAGGTTACAAGTGGAAGAGTCTTGCAAGATTATTCTAAACAGGATACTTCTGTGAAGAAATGCAAGCATAATTGGATACGGGATACAGAACATAACTTAGATAGTTGCCAATTGTGTGGGAAAGTATCTTTTTTACCTTAACTCTCTGAAAGAAACAAATGGAAACCGCAATCAAACTTCGCTCTTTTGAATCCAAGATTACCTACATGAATGGCATGTATAATCTTCCTGTTGCTCCCTTTCCTTCCATTGGTCACGCTGTAAGATGGCAAGCTGAAAATAATGCACATAGTGAACTAGCGGATACAACGGAACTTCTGAAAGATCGTCTTGTTGCTTTTAAGAAGATTCTTCAGGATGAACTCAATGAGATGGATGATATCATCAAAAATGTGGAAGAAAATACATATCCAACAGAAGTTGACTTCCTCGTAGATATTACAGACTTGATGCATGATCTTACGATCTATTGCCAATCCGAGCTTGTTCGTTTCGGTATCCCTTTGAAGGAAACGATGTCCATTATTATGGATTCCAATTTCTCCAAACTAGGAGCTGACGGCAAGCCCATCATAAAAGATGGCAAGTTCGAGAAAGGCCCGTTCTATTGGAAACCTGAGCCTGAGCTGAAAGAGTTCATCACGGCTTCCATAAAAGGAGAGATTTAAAATGATGTTCGATACAAATAATCCTTCGGATCCAAGAAAAGAAGCGGCTGCTTTTGACGAAGAGATCTCAGATATTCTAACGTCACTAGAAGGAACCCGAGGAACAGATTATGCTACGGCTGTGAAGAATATCTTCTGCTCCCAGAATGTGCATGCCGGCCTTCTGTATATCATAGCAAAGGTTGTACAAGAAACCAATGCTAAAGCAGACATTGAAACCATGACTAAGATGGTCAAGGCAATGGAAGAAGATCTTATTCATGACATGGCACACTTGCTTATCCCAATTATCATTGGGGAAAGTTTGAGCAAGGGTAAGGGATTGACAGTGGTGCATTGCTCTGCTATAGTCGCAGACTTGCAGAAAGATGTTGCGATGCTTGTAAAGAAGCAAGATGAATATAACCTAGGTGCGAAAGGAAGAACGCTGTGAAGTTATCAGAACTAGCTAAGGCTATCTCTGCTGTATCGGCTAATCATGCGATACTTATCTATGGTCCTCCTAAGACAGGAAAGACTAGGTTGGCGGGCCAAACAGCAAAGATCCCTGAGATTAACAACGTGTACTTCTTCTCTCTTGAGAATGGTCATGAAGTTCTTATCCATGAGTGTGGTCTTACTGAGGCTGAAATGGATAAGGTAACACTCTTCAAGATTCAAGACACGACAGATGAACCTATTGCCATTGAGACTATGCTCAAGGCTATGAGTTCAAGGACAGATATCAAAATCTGTGACAAGCATGGCCGAGTCGATTGTGCAATTTGCACTAAGGCTAAGGCTCCTTTCACTCCATTCTGTCTTGCCAAATGCACGCACAATGATATTGTAATCATTGATACTGGCAGCAAGTTAGGAGATTCTGCACTGGCAGCTACTATGATGGGTCGTGATTCTATGGCTAAACCAGGATGGGATGAATTCGGTATCCAAGGTAAGTGGCTCACAGATATTCTATCTGTTGTAGAGCAAGCTGTCTTTACGAACTTCATCGTAACTTGTCATGCACTGTTCGAGAAAGATGATGATGGAATCGAAAAAGTATTTCCTCTTATGGGTAGTCGTCCTTTTTCTTTGCGTGTTGCAGGTAAGTTCGGTACTGTTGTTTATCTCGATAAGAAACTCAACAAACACGTTGGAGGAAGTTCTTCTACTTACCGCGGAAATGTGCTTACCGGCTCAAGAGTTGGAGCAATTCTCGAAGCGGCCAAAGAAATTAACATTCGTGCCATTCTTGTAGATACAGGGATCATCCGTCCTTCTACCGGAGATTCCGTTATCCCTGATACAAAGGAGGTTGTTACAGAAGTAGAAGCCCCGGTGGTAATCGCTGATCCTAAAGCTAATGCAGCACCTACAGGATTGGCAGCAATGATTGCTAAACGTAAACTGGAATCACAAGCAAGGAAGGAGAAAGCTGGAACATAAATACTTAATCGACGCACATTGACTTTTTTCTTTTTGTTTTTTTTTCTTTTTGTTTTTTACTGGAGTTATCAAATGAACGCAACTGTTAAACCAAAGGCTACCATTCTCGACCTGGACGCTATGATGGATCGTCCGATGAATTCTGTGGAAGCAATTCCTGATTTCATCAATCCTCCTCCTGGCCTCTATATGCTGGGCATCAAAGAGTGCAAGGTTGAGAAATACGATGCCAAGGATGAAGCAGGAAACAAAACCATCAAGGCACAGCGCATTCGTCTGACCTATACCGTGGAAGAAACTATCAACCACGATCAGAACGAACAGCCTGTTGCAAATGGTACGTTGTTCAGTCAGACATTCAATGGTACAGAACAAGGATTGGAATTCTTCCGTAAGGCAGCCTCCAATGTTCTGGGCATTGAAGATTTTGAAGAAGCATCTATTGGTGATGTTATTCAGGGTGTCATTGCAGCAGATCCTTTCTGTGCAAAGATCAGTATCCAGACTTCGAAGGGTGAAGGCAACAAGGTTTACGAAAACCTGCGCATTCATCGTGCTACTCGCCCAGAAGCAGAGTGATCCTTTGCTCTTATAAAGAGTGACTGAATTGAAAGGGCTTCCCAAAAGGAGGCCTTTTCTGTGGAGTTACCCAACAAAAGAAAGGATAAGAATTGAACCTGCTAATCAATTACGGGAAAGAGGATGCTGCTTATCTTCCTTCCATGGCTTACGAATTGCGTCAACGGAATCTCAATGCTTTCTCTACAGCAAAAGAATGTTCAATAGGAGAACTCCTTGAGCGAGCAAAGACGCACGGATGTAAAGCTATTCTTCTTTCGAATGAGGATACGCTGAAGTCTCTTGTCCCAGGAAAGAATCCTACAGTCGATAACTGGCGTGGGAGCCGATTGAATTATTCTATTCCAGTGATAGTAATAAACAAGTTTGCTCATATGCACCGAGTACCACATGGGCGCTGGCTCCTAGGAAAAGATCTGGATAAGTTAGACTTTCTTTACAAACGCCAGACTCCTTTCTCTTACGAGAAACTGCTTGATGTTAAAGATTTCCCAGGAGCCCTTGATGATCTATCGAAAGCAATGTGCATCTATTATGACATTGAAACGCGCACTCAAAAGGAAAAAGAAATACGGGACGATAAAGGTAGTATCGTTCCAGGGGCAAAAGAAGTGGGACAGACTTTCATTACGTGTGCTTCTTGGACAGGGATATTTGAGAATGGACAGCTCAGAACCTACATGCTCCCCCTCATCAACTTTGATGGGATCTATTGGCAGAGCAATGAAGAGTTTTTCAAGGCGCATCTTTTCTTCAAGCGAGTAAATGCACTTGCTGTTCCTAAGGCAATGCACAATGGAATGTATGATGCAACACACTCTATCATTCATAACGCCCCGCCTGTAAATTACATACTTGATACGATGGCACTCGCACACGCAGAGTATGCTGAGTTGCCTAAGGATCTTGGCTTTGTTGCTTCGTATCAATTATTCGATTACATCAACTGGAAGGATGATGCAGAAGACGCATCCAAATCTGGAGATCAAGAAAAGTACTGGGCCTATAATGCAAAAGATACATGGCACGGAGCAAGAATTCTCGTCAATCAATTACGTACCGCACCAGCTTACGCTTTTACAAACTTCCAAAATAAATTCCAGCTTACCTACCCAGCTCTGTATGCCAACTTCGAAGGACTTCTTATCGACCAAGATAAGAGATTGGAACTGCGGACAGAAGCTGAAACTGCGCTTAGAAAAGCAGAGTCAAGCCTACGTGTAAAGTTTGCAGATCCTAACTTCAACCCAGGATCTTGGCCTCAAGTTCAGAAATACATATACAGATATTTCGGAGCTAAGCATCCACACATTGGCAAGAGCAAATCAGGAACTGATGAGAAGAATCTCCTAGCTGTTGCTGAACAACATCCACTCTTGGCCCGCCTTACAACTGACATCTTAGTGTATCGTGGGAATCAGAAAGCAATAGGAACTTACTTTGACTACCTACAATTTAAGGGTCGTTTACTCTGGGCCCTCAATCCTTTTGGAACAGAGACTGAAAGAATGGCATGCTCAGCTTCTTCCCTATGGTGTGGAACTCAAGTACAAAACATTCCAGCATACGCCAAAGAAGCACACGTTGCTGACACTGGATATTATCTATTCGAAGCGGATAATAAGCAATCAGAAGGACGAACTACAGCGTATTGTTCTCAAGAAGAAGCTCTCATCGCTGCTCTTGAAAATGCGGAACGAGATTTTTACAAAACACTTGGGACATTGTTCTTCAGTATCCCTTATGAAGAAGTCACAGATTTCTTTAGGAACTCTGTTCTAAAGCGCATTGTTCATGGTACGAACTACATGATGCAGGCTAAGACATTCATTGAGAATATCGGCATCATGATCTTGTACGAGTGTGCTCCTAAGATTGGCTATAAGATTGTAGACATTCCAACTAAGGGAGTTTCAAATGAGATCACTCTACGCGGATTTGCAACCCTTCTATTGGAATCCTACCATAAACCTTTTCCCAGAGTCAGAGAATGGTATCAAGAAATCTTCTCAGAAGTTAGAGATACTGGGTATATCATTTCTCCGCTCGGACATACCAGAAGATGTTTTGGTGATATCACCAAAGACCATGCTATGTTCCGAGGACTTGTTGCCCATCAACCCCAGAATTTGTCAGTCGAAGTTTTGAATCGTGGTCTATTAAGATTTTACAGAGAGCTTGTCATTCCATCCGAGGGAGCTGTTAGATTAAAAGCCCAGATCCATGACTCTATTTTTGGACAAATAAGAATCGATAAGTTCGATTACTATGCGCCGAAGATTCTAGAAGTTATGGATAATCCAATCGTAGTACATGGTAGAACCATGCGTATTCCTGTTGATCTAAACTTCGGTAAGAACTGGGGTAAGTTTGACAAGAAGAATCCAGATAAGAATCCTGGAGGAATGCGTGAGTGGCGGCCCGGACTAAAACTTAATTAACCAAATGGAAAACAACAATGAAGAGAAGGATTTTTTCACTGCGTATCTGGACTTCGTTGATCTAAAATCCACAGAGTCTCCCGCTATTTATCATCGCTGGGTTTGCGCGTCTGTCATAGGAGCTATGATGGGCCGCCAAGTATTTCTACCCTTTGGGCATGGCAAGATATATCCTAATCAATACATAATGTTGATGGGATCTCCAGCCACTAAGAAGGGTACAGCAATGAAAGTAGGTGAGAGATTTCTGCGGGCCACAGGTTACGATAGATTCTCCGCAGATAAAAACTCCAAAGAGCAGTTCCTGAAAGGCATGAAACAATTCGATGGGGATAATGAGAATGGGATGCAGGATCTTGAAGTCCTAGTCCTTGATGCCCCAGCCGAGTGCTATCTATATGCAGAAGAATTCGTTGATTTCATAGGACAGGGTGATACAGGCTTCATGATGATGCTAACTAAGTTATGGGATAACCCATCAGAGTACAAGCATCCTAAGATAACAGGCAAAGATGTGCTTGTGACAAAGCCTACGATCTCAGTTCTTGGTGCGTCAACCGCTACAACATTTGCATTGAGCTTTCCCCCTGAAGCTGTTGGAACAGGGTTCATGTCTCGAATGTTATTGATCTATGCAGAACCTACCAATCAGCGAATAGCTTGGCCTGGAGTCCCAGATCAGATACAGAAAGCTGTATTGGTTGAGCGAATGAAAGAGATGCGTAAACTAAAAGGAGAAATGAGAAAGACCAAAGACTTCCATGAAATAGCTGGAGAGATATACAGAAAGATGATCTATATTCCTGACGAGCGATTCGCTTATTACATGGAACGTAGGCATCAGCACTTGCTTAAACTTTCTATAGTTCTAGCAGTATCAGATCTCTCTATGATCCTTTCTAGTAAGCATATCATCAGAGCTAACACAATGCTGGTGGCGGCCGAGAATAAGATGCCAAGGGCTTTGGGAGAATTCGGAGCTTCTAAGTATTCAGCAGTCAATAATATGATTCTTGAGTTCTTAGGAAGGAAGCACTTACCACAAACTGCTACAGATATTTGGAAGGAGGTTCATAAAGAACTTGGAAAGATGAGTGAACTTGCAGATGTTCTTAACAACTTAACCAAAGCTGAGAAGATTCAGTACTGCACTGTAAGAGGTAAGACAGGATACTTACCATTTGTTAAACCTACGGCTGAATGGTCCAAAGAATTCTTGGATCTTGATTGGCTAACCGAGTATGAAAAAGGAGTAATTTGAAATGAACCTTATTGTAGATCAAATGTTTGGAACAAAAATTATGAATCCAATGTATGTTGTAACAATCGAACATGCAACAACAGCTAAAACTGTTTTCTTTCCTAAGCCTCTTGTTATCTATCATGGCAAGTGTGCAGATGGATTCTCAGCTGCCTGGGTATTTCACAAGGTACAAGATTTAATTGAAGTTGATTTCGATTTCCATGCAGGAGTTTATGGAGAAGAGCCACCAGATGTTTCGGGTCGAGATGTGTATCTTGTAGACTTCTCCTACAAACGACAGGTTGTAAAAGACATGATCCAACTTGGAGGTGCTAGTTCTGTCACAATCATAGATCATCATCTCTCTGCGATGAAGGATCTTGAAGGATTGGATGATGTGATTGAAGAAGAAGAAGCTATTGCGCAGAAAGAGATAGATGGTACAGATTTAACCGATGATTGGAGAAATCCTCTAACGCTCATCTTCAATATGGATATGTCAGGAGCAACAATGGCCTGGCAGTATTGGGAACAATCTTTTGAAGCCGCTGGTATTTCTCGGCCTCTGCTCCTGGGCCATATAGAAGATCGTGATCTCTGGCGTTTCAAACTTCCCATGACACGTGAGATTCAATCAGCTGTATTCTCTTATGAATACACATTCGAAAATTGGGATAAGCTTATGGCAATGGATGCTGTTGAGCTTCTGAAATTAGGAGTGGCCGGAGAAGCTATCGAACGCAAGCATCACAAAGATATTGCAGAACTCGTTTCTGTTTGTCAGCGAGTTCTACCTATTGGAGGTTTTGATGTCCTTGTTGCTAGCTTACCTTATACCCTTACTTCTGATGCTGGTCATCTTATGGCGAGTAACTGGCGTGACGGAGAAATGTTTGCTGCTTGTTATTGGGATACTTCTGATGCTCGCATCTTCTCGCTTAGATCCACAGAAAAGGGCATGGATGTTTCAGCTATTGCCAGCTCCTATGGCGGAGGCGGTCATAAGCACGCAGCAGGATTTAAAGTGCCTAGGGACCACTGGCTTGCACAGAATTAGAAAGTGCTGGGTAGAACGAGAACTACAAAGGAAAAAAGAAAATGATTCCTCCTCGTAATTCAGAGTGGCCCTGTAGATACCAATCCTATTGGCAGCAAGGATGTAATGCTGCTAAAGAAGGGAAGGAAGTAGATAGAACCCTCTATAATAGTCTGGAAGGATTTGAACGAGAGGGTTATATCAATGGATACAGATTTGGTTTAACTCTTAAAGGAAAAGAGAATGGCAACACAGAATCAAAAGGCTAATACCTTTAACTTCAAGAACAATAATATCATCAAAAAGGTTTCAACCTGGGAATCGGAAGAGTTCAAGCGTCCTAATCATCCGGACTTCATGACTTCTTCTGAACTTAAGAAAGCAGAATGGAGTGGTGTTCGACAGAATGAACTTTCAAGAGAATGGGAGTTCTGGATCGTAGGAGAAATCAAAAAACGTGTCCATGAGGATACTGTAATTGCTGATCCAACAGCTCTTACTAAAGCCCACATGGAAATCTTTGGTATGGTTCCATCGAGCCTTAACCAGGATACGCGAACCAAGTAAACGCGCTGGACGTTATCCAGTTTTTGGAAGGAGAAGTTGAAATGGCGAGACTAAATAGGATCATGCTGACTGTAATCGCATCTATCTGTCATGAGGCTAATAGAGCGTTTTGTAAAACTTTAGGGGATTATTCTCAACCTGCGTGGGAAGATGCTCCTCAATGGCAGAAAGATTCTGCAATTAAAGGAGTTGAACTTCATGCAAGTAATCAATATTCCTCAGCATCGGACTCTCATGATTCCTGGTATAAGGAGAAAGAAGAGCAAGGTTGGAAATATGGACCTGTGAAAGACTCGGAGAAGAAAGAACATCCCTGTTTCTTACCTTATAATGAACTTCCTGTAGAACAACAAGTGAAAGATTTTATTTTCATGGGTATTGTTCACGCAATTGTTCATGAATCCAACTTGATCTAAAGATCAACAGACAAAGAAAAGCCCCAATTAAGGGGCTTTCTTTTTTCCTAGGCAAAGCCTAGTGTCCGTCGAGAGAATCAATCATGTAATTCAGTGGTGAGTCTACTCGTAACTTATTAGCAAACACCTCCTTCCCGGTCGTTTCTTCCTGGGCAAGAGCAGTACGAATTGCACTGCGCCACCCAGTTGGTGTTCCTCCAGATCGTAAGTATCTATCAGAAGCTTCAGCAATTGCAGCATCATCTAGATTACCTGCACGAATCCTTGTCTTAATATCTCCCAGAAGTTCCCTTCTATTATCAGAATCAATAGATCCGTAGAAGCTTCTTAGATGTTCCGCATCACGAAGTTTGATTTCTTCAATGGGCCTTGTAGCAAGAACCCGAGCTGCCACTCCAGCAAATGTCCAAACCTCTTCAGGAGTTTGTACTGTATTACCAGCTCTTGTTACAGATTGCCCCATTGCAAGCTCTGCTCCACGAGCCAATGGCCTACTCAAGTTCTGGAGGCTAAGTGCTTCAGCAAAAGCCTGCGGGATACTTTTATCCTGTTGTCCGACAGCATCCGCGATTTGTTGAACCGACTGTGTAACTTGTTTAGCAAAGTTAACTGCCACGAGTCCTTCAACTCCTGGGATACGGAAGTTACTATCTCCTCGAGCATGAGTTCCAATTCCGATTTGAGAAGGAAGTCCGTATAGAACCGACTCAGCAACGTTATCCTGCAATGCTCTGTAAGTTCCGGTAGTGAGATCCACATGCTCATCAGAATAATGCTCTCCGATAAGATTCGAGACCGCATTAAATCCGGGCAACGATCCTGTTCCAAAAATTCCAGATTGCGTAAGCATCGCTTTACCAAGAGTCTTGTAATTTCTGAGCTCAAGATGACGGTAAATTGATTGCCCTAGTGTAAGTGAATATGTTTGAAAGAGCCCAAGAGCTACTCCTAATGTACCCTGAAAGAATACAGGTCGTTGTGGCGCGTGGAAGTTACCTACTGCCTTGTCCATAAAATCACGGGCAAAGATAGTAACTCCTACATCATCCAATTCAGGATACAGACGTTTGGCTAGGACAGCTCCAGTAAACATTGTCTGTCTACGGACAAAAGCTTCTGACCAATCAGCCGGCTTTGACATAACTTCTACGAAGCGTGAATCTACTGCTTTCTCAGCAGCAGCAATTAGACCCTTGTCCATACTCCTAGACATCTTAAGAGTCTTATTGGCTTCAGAAATCATTGGTTCAAAGTATCCAGCATCTTCCCATTTCTTGGCAAGCTTATCCCATTTAACATCATGGGAAGCTCGCATGCCTTCATACATGATCTGTGTAGTGGATACGTTTGTAGTAGCCAATTTCTTGCCCATGAAAGTTTCCGGCATCTTATTAGCAGCTGCTAGCTGTGTAAGAATAGGAAGGGACATCATGTTAACAAGAGGCTGTGCAAGTTCACCTACTCGTAGTGCAATAGTTGCAGCTAGAGCATTACTTGCATATACCAAGCGTTTAGAGATATCAGGAGTATCCGCTAGTTTGCTCTGTCCATAACGAGAGATGGCAAGTTCTTTATCGAAGTGGTCATAAGGATTGATAACACCTCGTGTCTCCAGCTCTTTAGCAAATGCCTCATAGTCCATCTTAAGCATTGCTTTTTCATCCAGCACTTTCTTTCCACCAAAGAGTGTTTTCTTCAGTGGATCAGTAGCTGTTTTCCAAGCAGATCCTACGAAACCAAGAGACATAGACAAGGCTGTCTCGAAGCTAGTATTTACAGACTTCCAACCTTGATACTCGCCCAATCCTGTTCCACCTAGCATAATGTTCTTCATGGAAGCTGCGGCATCCTTAGGAGCCTGGGCAACCTTAGTAACTTCTGTCAATGGTTGCCTATCAAAGCCCCAGCGATTAAGAGCCGACAAGCGATCAAGAGTATGCCCAATATCAGGAAGAGAAGCATCAACCAAGTTGCGAGTCTGGGCCGTAATGTAATGCTCATAGCCGCCGATAATCTCTCCGAAGATTCCGAGATCAGCTTTAACATGAGCACTTGCAGAAGAGCCTGTCTTGAGCTTCGAAACATCTGCTACTTGCATATGAATAGGATCGAGCCGCCCATTGAGCAGACTCCAGTGTTCCTGTTCTACGCCTTTTTCAATGACACGCTGATTAGTAATACCGTTATCAGCGATGTATTTCTTGTACTCTTTAACGGCAGTGTTGTACTCATCCTTTGTCGAAGCCCACAGGATCTTAGTGGAATCCGTAGAACTCTCGTACACATATGCAATAAACTTATTCGTAGGATTGAACGAGGGCATCCAGAATCCAATGTCCTGAATGTCCTGTTTTCCTAGAATCTTATTATTCGTATTATGAAGGTTCCGCAATTCAACTGACTGATCTTGCATCTTGGTAAGAAGTTCTTTCACAGCAGGAGTCTTCACAGCAAACTCTTTGCCTTCCCATTGGATAGGTTCCAGCACCTGAGTTGTTTTACCATCCACTCCAATCTTCTCAACCTTGCGCATCAGCTGACCTGTTTTAGAATCAAACCAACGCCAGCCTCCAATGGAAGCATGTAGGTTAGCAAAGGTAGCAAATTCTGTAACAGCGACCCTATCAGTGGAAACAACTTCCATTGCTTTCTGAATAGGTTGAGCAACACGTCCAATCATTGCATTGCTCAGACGTTGTACCTGCTTTCCAATAGCATTCATGATCGGACCAACTTCTCCCATGTTACGGGAAAAGAAATCAGAGCTATTAAAGAAGCGGCTGCCAGCTAACTCATTCGAAATCTTACCCAGCTTTTGGTATAGGATATCAATGGCACCCGCCTGCTCTTCCAAATATTTCCCAAGCTCCCTTGGAAGTTCTGAGCGAGAGCCGGCAAGAATCATAGCAGTAACTTGCTTGTTGATATTGTTCATGGCCCTATTATCAAGAGCTGCGTGCGCTTCGATATAAGGATTCTTACGAACATTACCTTCCAAGACAAGTGGCTTATGCTTGATAGAAAGAGCTTCTTTAGCATCATCCAACGTTGCAATAGCATTGCCAGTAGTGGGATCCATTTTTACAGAGTTCTTGAGATTCTCAATCACTGTTTCTAACGGAACAACGCCAGTACTTGAACCAGCCATGTATGCTTCTACTACCTGTTTAGGAGTATTGGTACGTAATGCAATGCTTTCTGCAGGAATTCCGTTAGCAATGAGAGCATCAATCTCTTCAGCTTTTTGGATTCGAATCATCTTCTCCAGCTCAGTAGCTCCTACTGAATGGATACCAGAAGGCGGTTTGATAGATGCTGCTTGATTTGCTGCGTAAGTGACTTTACCTTTCGCATCCATAGCAACTTGAGGCTGTCTAGCAGAAGCTCGGACTAGAATTTCTACTAAATCCAGTGGCTCACTATTGAGCATCATACCCTCAGTACGAAATCCTACTACGATATCATCGATATCTACTTTGTATAGGTTAACAGTTCCAACACCTTGTTTATGCATCTGTGCGAACTTCGCAGCATTAACATACTCAGTTGTCATAGACTCTAAAGGTTGTGCTCCTTTAAGCTTATTGGTATGAGTACCTCTATACAGATAAACATAACCATCAGTAGAATTCTGCCGCATCTGCTCCCTAAGATTCTTAGAAGCAGTTGAGTTGTAGATAGTATCAAAGTGCTTTGCCATAGCATTAGCAGCTGTATCTGATACGCGTCCCCGAGTTGCAAACCCTCTAGCAAAATAAGCTGTAGCTTCTTTTTGGAATTGCCAGGTGTTTCCTCGAATCCAAGAGGTTATCTCGTCTTTCAATTCCTTAGAGGCTGTAGAATCAGTAAGGATACTGATGTTATCTTTCTGCAGGAAGGCAGTTGCATTGATAACCTTATCCATTTTCTCTGTGTAGGACACAGGAGCTGGGCCATGGCTCACTATCTTTTGATCGAGAGCGGCCTTATAGTATTCACTTTTATCGCTTACACGAACCGTAGTACCTGCAAGTGCAGGATCTGAACGAAGTCGCGCAAGAACTGCCGACAAGGAAGAACTGTCTGAATTAGAAAGAAGTGAAGTCTTGAAGTCTTTTTCTGGCAAATCAGAAAATCGCTTCAGCAATCCAACAGTTCTGACTTGTACTTCAGGAGCACTCTTAGTTAAGAGTTCCAAAGTAGAATCAAGATTAGGACTGATGTGTACATTCTTAGCTAGAAGCTTATCTGCTTCTTCTACAGTATCTGCCAGAACAGTAGCGTTACCGTAGTGAATCTCAGAACCTTTCAAACCAAATTGTCCCGTGTCAGGGAAATAGATAGCTTTACTTGGTTTGTTAATTACCTGAACAGGACCTTGTAAGCCAAGCCCTGGGCCCTTAGTCTTAGGAACTGAAAGGATTGGTTTGTCACCAAGGGCAATCTTCGCATCAGCCTGAATAAACTTTGAGGAAATAGCATCAGACTTATTGATGAAGGAGATAGAATCTACTCCATACATTGCAGAGTTATTCGCAAAAGTATTCAGCAAGAAATCTTTTTGGTCAGGCTCCAGCTTCTTCATGTCCTCCGAGATCATTGCATCGAAAGTTTTGCGCTGATCTACTTCTTCTAGGACCTTTGTACGAGAAGCCATGGCCAACGTAAGATCATTATCAACTTCTTTACCAGCAGCCTTGCCAGCTTCTAGAATGTTATCCAATGATTTCAAGTTAATACTATAGCGTTGGATAGCCATAGCATTCGTCATGTCGCTATTTACAGAAGTGAGTTTGCCCATAACGTTCGTTATAGCTTCTTCACTCATGGATCCTGTAAGAGATCGAATAGCAAAACGATCTGCCACATGTCCGATACCTGCACCAAGAACTCCTCCCAACAACAAGGAAGATGCAAAGTTCTCAACAGGATTTGCCATGTAATCTTCCATCATAGGATGGGCATTCATGGTAAAGACAAGAGCTGTTTCAGCTGCAAGAGCGTCAATAGCTTGATTAACGGCGCCTTTGGTATATAACTCACGAACAGTGGCACGATACGCAACAGTATCTTTTCCACCTTCAGCGAAAGCTTTACCTACACGTGCCAGGTTATCAGCTCGGCCAGCTTCTGAGAACCAATTGATTCCTTTCACTCCGGCCCGCATGGCGCTCATTCCTTTAAGAGCCAAGCCGGTTGGAACAAACATGCCACCAATAAAGGAAGCAGTATGAATGGTGTCAGGATTCTCATTGTAAACACGCAATGCATCCTGATTGATGTTCCTCAGGAGATCAGCTGTGTCAACTTCTTCTGTTCCTGGCAAAGAATTCCACACGCTCGCACCAAAATCCACCACAGAAGCAACAGCTCCTGGGATGATATCTGCTACGATATTGGAAGTAGGATTGAATTTAGCTTCCAATCCAGAAGAATTGAGTTCAGTTGTAAAGTCAGTCATTAATGTTACTCCGTAAGGTAATCACGAGCCGTGCGATACAGATAGCCTTGAGGTGAATATTGCAAAGCTTTCTTAGGAACATAGGTAAGTGCATCCCCTACATTATCCACAATTCTGCTTAGGCGATTGTGCGCAATTGCTGTTTCAACAGCAGCTGCTTTGATGGCATTAATATCCGGGATACCAAATACGGAATTACCATGTTTCAAAATCTCTTGCTCTGCAAAGTTTGTAAACATCATGGCACGAGCTATTCTTTCTTCTCTATTACCGGATCCTACAAAAGCAATCATTACATTCTCTAAAGAAGTAGAGTTAGTAGTCTTAGCAGCTTCTGCTAGTGCAGCACCCATTGGGCCTTCAGCGGAAAAAAGTTTGCTCATATCATTAATTACAGCAGTAGTTTGACTAGCGCGCTCCATTTCCAATGCTATCTCAAAACGCTGTCGTTGAGCTTCTTTTTTATCTCCGCTAAGTCCTGTAGATCCTGCAGTAATAGTCGAACGGAATGAAGCTTCTGCCTGTTTCCTTGCATCTCCTTGCAAGCCAGATGCTTTAAACTTAGCAGCTTCTTTAGCAAAATTAGGAGACTCTGCTAGTTGTTTAATCTTATTCAAACGGATATCAATTTTTTCAGGGGTTTGCGTAGGATCGCTCTTCCGTTCTTCTGCTGCAAGAATAGCCAGAGCTTCTGGATTTCTCTCCATTGCATAGATTACCAGCCCAGAACTAGAAGCGTTCAAGACTTTATCAATCTCACCCTTGGTAGCTTTAAAGCGCTGTTGATACCAGTCACCAGCTTCTGTAGCATTCCCTTTAGAAACTGGATGGAGAATAGCAATTCGATTCAAAGCATCTGGAGACAGATTAGCTGCAACTTCTGCATCCATCTCAGCTTTATCCAGCTTCTTCTGAGCAGACACTGCAGCCAATCTTGAATTGGTCTCAACATTAGCAATGTCAATACGCTCAATGCGTTTGAAAACAGCTGTAGCATTCTCTTTAGCTGCATTGAGTGCAGCGAAATTCACGTTGGTTTTCATATACTCACCGGCCGCCTGGCGAGCTGCAACATTAGCCTGTTCAAGCTGAGCACGAACCTTCTGTGTAATGGGAGAATCACCAATTCCAGGATACCAACCAATGGATTGCCTATCCGCTGCTTGAGTTTGTACTAGTTGTTGTTCAAGAGCTGGAATACCAAATTTGTTAGCACCAAACTTCAGAGCTTCTCCCTCAAGAGTAGCCTGAGCCTGAGCAATACTTGTAGTGATATCAGCCATCAAACCACGAGCTTCATCAGGAGTGGCAGTCTGCAAACGAACCAATGCAGCATTTATCGCAAGTGGGGTATTGGGAGCTACGATAGCTGGGCGATTTCCTTTACCATCCCCGAGAACTGAATTAGGAGAACCTGTCCCCTTATTTACAGATCCATCAGGATTGATATTAGTCATCGTGATCTTACCATCTGCACCAATTACAGCAGTAACTCCATGCTCAGATGTACGAGCATTAACACGATCAACACCACCATTGGTATTAACAACACCAGTAGGAGGTTGTTTCCTGAAGACTTCTGGGAATGCTGCATCAATAAATCCTTGACCTTGTACGGTATTAGGAGCTGGAGCATCTGGGTTAACATTGGCAGGATTTACAATGCCCCTCCCAGCGCCGGCCGCAGCAACAGCATCTGCCGAAACAGAAGAAGAGTCACCACCAGCGTAGTAGGAAGGAGTAGGAACTTGTTTCCCTAGCTCCAACATTGCAGCATCCAACTGATTAGATGCGATCTGATTATCCAGAGTACGAACATCAGTGGCGGCATTCGCTACACGAGAAGCAGCAATTGTATCAGCTGCTTGTTTCGCACGAAAAGCTTTCCACTCTTCTTGAGAAGCGTAGATGGATGGAGTACCTTCAGCAGGAGTTGTAGGAGTTCCTAGCGAAGGGAAAGAAAGAAGTGATTGGAGATCCATGATCTTTCCTTAGAAAGTGAAACTATCAAAAGCATTGTTCTGCAGTTGACGAAGAATATCGCTAGCAGAAGTTGTTCCAGTCTGTGATGCTGTCATTGCAATCTGCTCATTCGTTTGCGATGGACCATAGTAACCCATCGTATTTACAGCACCGCCACTATTCTGTCCTGTAGTGATTCCAGAAGGAGCAACAGTCTTAACTTCATTACCTTGGGTAGATCCTACCGTATTGGTAGTAGAAGTTCCAGTGGTATTTGTGTTAGTGACAGCGCCTTTTGCAATTCCTAGAGCATTAAGAAGCGCATTGCTCACATCGTTATTAGGACGAGTAAGAGCTTCCAGAACACCGGAAAGGGATGTAGCAATCTGTCCATAATTAGTAGCAGCTCCTAGACCAGCAACAGAAGCTGATTGAGCAGCTTTCTGGGCCGCATCCTGTAGGAGGAGAGCTCTAATGGAAGATTGAGAAGTGCCAGCTCCTTCAGCAGCCTTGTTAATAGATGGCACCAGTTGCTGCAAAGCTTGTTGCATAGTTTGTGCAATCAAACCTTGTGCATCAGCGAACGCAGCATCTTTCGAATAACCAGCACGTTGCTGAGTTACATTATTGATCTCGTTCTTACGAGCTACTTGATCGCTAACTTGTTGCTTGGTGCCACCACCCATTAGCTGCGCAATAAGAGCCTGAAGAGCCGCTAGACTCTTAGGATCCATATTAGTTGAGTTCGTATTAGAACTTGTGTTCTGAGTGGAAGTTGAGTTAGTAGTCCCATTAGTGGACGTATTAACTGTTCCTGTAGTGCCAGCCGTAGTAGCTTTCGCTGACTGAGCTCCTACGCCATAGTTGTCTGGTTGAGTTGCCATGTTAATTACCTCTTTCCGTTAGTACGACCGCGGTATTCAAGATAGGAAATTTGGAAATTCCCCGAGATTGTTATATTGTTCCAGCTGCCAGGATACGATCCAGTATGCTTGACTTTTGTAGCTGAATCAAAAGCTGTTCCTACTGCAAGTGCTGGATCTACAAATCTTCCATCAACACTTGTATCTATCCTCAAATAACCTGTAGATAATCTATCGAAGTTAACATGTACTTCCTCACAGGAGGTCATACCTAGCCGATAGAATCCTACCTTGCCGTAAGTGATATACGACTCAACAGGATTATCCGTGAATAGCTTAACTTTGCCTGCACCTGTAAAGATTCCTCCGAGTATACCAAAGATTGAATAAGGTATTACACCAGAGTCGGAGTTGTTGATCGGGGAGTAGTTGAGTAGAAGTTTGTACTGCCCGTTATATACACCCCACTTCTTAAGTTTCAGATCATAAACGAGGGCGCCATAGAAAGTAGGATACACTGGCGCAATAGATCCGTCCTGCAGAAGGAAAGATCCAGCAGGAAGCAGAACAGAAGTTGAGGGCCACTCCGAAACGACACCTGGAACAGGAGCAATGGTAACAGGTTCAAATGGGATAGAACAAAAAGCTCCATCGTCACCAATTCCACCGTTATTACCAATAGGAGCTTCTCTTACGTTTGATCCTGGAGGATATGCAGCGGCAGCACTGCAAGCTGTTACAGCTACAGTTCCTGTAGAATTATCATTTTTTGTATAACTCCACCCGGAGAGAGTACAGTATCCAGTATCTGGAATAGGACCAATCGCAACATCCTCATCTGCATTGGTAGCAATCATTAGTTCATTGATAAGATATCTTCCACCAGGATTTTCATTATATACAGTATGCGGCAAGCCCTGGAATGCAGGGGATGTCAGCATGTATGTTGTGCGTCCGGGTTTATCCTTATAGACAGCCCATGCTACAGCAGTGCCGCCACCGGATATAGGTTGTTGCGCAGCTTGTTTAAACTTAGCAGGAATACCATCCGTACCTGTTAATCCGTAGTAATCAGTACCAACAGAAGCTAAAGTTCCAGTAACAATAGTTCCAGACCCTCCACCTGCCGTAAGAGCCGCTTCAATAGTTCCATGCATTGTATAACTTGTGTTGCCACCGCCTATATATACATCATGGGAATATCCATCTGGAGCTTGAGTTACTCTATCATCTGTGGAAGTGACAATATTTTTCTTGATACGATAGATTTTCTTAGCTCCGACGCACCAACGTGTTAACCAGAATTCACATTTGCTGAATCCAAATTGTCCCTTAGTGAAAGTAGAAGACCAGATACCAATTAGCTGTTTATTTACAGAATAAGGTACTGGCGCATCTGTGATAGAATAATACTCTTTATTAACACTCTTCTGGCGTGCGAGTACCTTCTGAAAGAAGGCATTGAGAGAATCTTCTTGAAGCTTCCAAATAGCTTCTTGCGCTTGAACAAACCTTTCCATTGTCCAAATGCCATCTATATAAGCAGCTGCTCCTGTTACTACAGTTTTTCCTACTGAAGTAGTATTAAGAGTACTTGTTTGACCAAGAGGAGCATTGTTAGGACACTGATTAGCTTCTACTCCGTTAGGGTCAATCGTAGCAACTGGTACATTTGTCCATCCTAATCCAGAAGAGTCAATGACTCCTTGATTGGAAAGATAGGCTGTCCATTGAGGACGTAGGAAAGTACCAGCTTTTTTATCTCCTGGATCAGCTGGTATATCAGCATATATACCATTATCCATCCCTGCAATAGTAGCACAGATATTTGTACCATTGAGAATTTCTTCATCAATAGCAGCAGCAAGGTCAGTATTGGATCCTGGAAAATAATACTGATCTGTTCCAGTTGTTCCCTGAGTAAACTGCGTCAAGGAATCCAAGTAATCAGGATCAAAGATTTGAAGATAGAGATATCGTCCTTCCGACATGGAAAGATAGATAGGACCATCATGAGTTGCAAGGACGTCAGTTACTTCTGTGACTAGAGCCTCTTCACGTGCGTTCTCAATCTTATACAGACCTTCCGATGTGTATGCGAAGTGCGTTGTATCAGGAGAGCCCGCAACACATTGACGTGGATATGTGATGCCGTTATTAGAAAAGATAGCTTTCGGAGCCCATTGAAATGTAGCTTCTGTGTTCGGCTGGATGAACAGAATGCTCTTTGTGCAATAGATAATGAAACCTGAGCCGTGGCCCAAGATCATTACGATACGACCATTCACATCCAGGAACTTCGAAGATCCTGCGAATGTCTGGATAGAAGGAGCGAAGTCAGCATAATCATCTTGATTACTCCAAGCTACGCTATCATCGGAATCCCAGAAGCCTAACCTACCTCCCGCTCGAAAGATACCCATCTGGCCCGCCATATTTAGGGTATTAGGAACGACAGAGGTTACAGCAACTCCAAGAGTTACATCAGAAACAATCTTCTGGTAACTGGCATAATTCTGACGATACACATACAGAATGTTAGAGATAACAACAAAAGTCCAATCATAATGCACGTTAACATCGAAAGGAGGAGTTATTGCTGTAGCCTGCGTCCAAGCTCCTGTTGCATTACCCTTCTTAATCCAGATACCAGATTCAGTCAAGGCAATCAGAACGTTCTCGAACAAGAGATTCTGATAGATAAAGATGTAATCAGCTCGTTCTTCCAGAGCATCTATATCTAACTCTTGGTCGGTTCCGAAATAGCTCTTGTAGCCCTGGGCGGTCGGAAGAATATTCTTTGCTTCGTAAGCCATCACGGGAATGCGATTTTCCGGAGAATCCTCCTGAGAAGTTCCATGCATCGACGTAGGAAACGTGTTAGCATTAACTGGAAGATAGGTGCGCCGGAGATCAATGAATTTAGCGTTCTGTTGCATTTTGTTCTTTCTTAAGAAGCCTTACCAGTGAACTGGCGTGGAAGATGCATTGAGGCCCATTTCTGGATGCCCTGGATATATAAATCACCTGCTGCTGTATCACCCTTTACTTTAACCGTAGCAGTAGGTAGCATTACCATTACCACAGTTTCTTTAGGTATGAACAACAGATTATCGTAGGTGACTCCTGAAGTAATTGCTGTAATGACGTTAGCCAAATCTATAAAGCAATCTTCAGTAGAAAAAATAGCTGAGAGATTCAAAGAAACAGGAAGGACGAGGCTAGCGATAGTTGTAGTGAAGCTGAATTTCAAAGCAGCTATCGGCTTTATGATCTCAAGAGGAACAGCTTTTCCTTCTTGGGTTGCAAAAGGATATAGCTCTGGTGGCAACGCCATTATTCTTTCTCCTTGGCTGTAAGATTCTCGATCGATGCATCTTTCTGTTTGGACGATCGTGTAGAACCGAATTCAAAATTGTAGATATTGTCAAGATATCCCAGGAAGCGCCCTAGAATAAGAGTTGCAATACCTTTAGTGTATTCATCAAGTCCAGGAGAATTCCAGATAGCAGCTGCAATCCCTACTATCACCACCACAGCCAGGATGAACATCACATCTGCTCTGTAGTTCCTAGTACCCTTTTGAATAAACAATTCATCTCGCTTGCGGGCACTTTGCATGTCCTTTAAATAAGATTCCTGCAGAGCAGCTTCTTTTTCCAGGACTTGCATGTTAAACTCGTAGCGCTTAGCTTGATCCCCTTGAATCATTGTAAGAGCATCTTCTCCTGAAGCGGCACCAGTTACAACTTTTGCAATGTCGATAACAGTCTCAGCTGTTTTAACGCTCTTGTTGTCTGCATTAAAAAAGCGAAGTAGGGATGGAGCAAATTGTGCAAGATTCAATGCTAATGGAATCAAGGGTATCATTTTATTCTTTCAATGTCTAAGGATTAGGGAAAGGAGAAGTATCAACCGTATATGTACCTGTTGGGTAGCTAAGGCGCTTTACCATACGGAATTCATCTATCCAGCCTTCGACGCTATATGCTGTTCCAGATGGAGATCTCCCCATAGTAAAACGCATATCACTATTCCAATTAGGAGCAAAAGAATCTGGAATAGTCATAGAAGCTACTAATAAGCCTGCTACATACAGTTCCAGATCTGTTCCTCTTCGCATGCAACGTACAGCTCTCCAATTACCATGTGCATATCCGGAAGCGGATACTAACTGATAAAAGGATGTAGCAGTGTACATGAAGAAATAATACTTGGTATCTGTACTACCTCCCCAGAAAGCTCCATAGGAGTAATTAGTTGTTGCTCCCCCAGCAGCAGTTTGTGCTACAAATATCATCTGAGAAGTAGCAGCTAATGCCCTATGCCTAAAATCTATCACAAAATCATCAGCCCCTACTGCAAAATCTCCGTGCTGATAATACAGATGAGAGTTTCCAGAAGCTGTAAATCTTACAGATCTAGTTCCAAGAACAACCTGAGCACTGTCTGTAAAAGGAAGCACTGTTCCAGCTAATGTAGGTGTACGATGATACGTAGAATCATCCGTTATTACATTAGCTCCTTGCGCGCCTTCTCCATGCAATAGCAGGACAACATCTTCTGCAGTTACAGGAACAGCTACACCATTTTTCTTTAAGTAGGCAGAAGGTTTATAAGCACGATTCGCATAGGCTTGCACTTCTTATCCTCTCAGTAAAGAAAGATTCCTGGAGCTTTAGCCAAACCGTAATCAATCCTACGGTCCATATGAATAAAGCTCTTGTTAACTCCTACCCACCAACCAAGCGAAAGAGCACATTCGACCAGATCAGCACGATTAAGAGCATCATCGCAATCAATGTCAATCGCACAGCAACCTCCTGTTGGGTAGAAAGGAAGATCTGATACGTGGAAGGATCTTGGATTACCTCCAACATTAAAGTTGTGCTGCTTACTCCTGCAACAGGAAGTAACAACCATCGGACGATTCAACTTGATACGAAGATCAAGAAGTTTCTCTCCGAACCCAGGAGCTAAGCGAAGATTTCCGCTTCCTTTACATTTCAGCTCTTGCTCTGTAAAGTATGTTTTTCCGTTGCGTGTCAACATGTTAACCCCAGTAGTACTTTTGCCACTTACTGATTTTATCTATATTATCAGCAGTAAGAGGTCTGTTGTAGATCAAGAGTTCAACTATCTGGCCCGAGCCTGTAATAGATACGCACTGATCCGAAAGTTCTTGATCTAATTCCGCTATTTCTTGATCAAAAGAATAGTGAGCGACACCCGGAGCCTGTTTAATATTCTGAATAATGGGTCCTACCTGTACAGTAATATCTCCAGAGGATACTACGAACAGATGCATAGCAGAAGTAGCACCTAAGGAGAGTCCTGGCGCCTCACTCAAAAGATAAGAAATGTCTTCAAATTGAATGGCAGGGAACAACCTGATGCGCTCTGCTATCCATTGCTGCTCATTCAACTTAGGGCGCTTAGTAGTTGTCAAGTGCAGTTTATCTGGCCCTTGATCCAACCAGGAATGCACTGTGCAATCTTTACAAGCAGGTAGATCTTGTTCGCTGGCGTTAGACACAATCATATGCGCATCCCTGATTTGCATCACATGAGATCCAGATTCATGCAGATCTCGCAGAGAATAATACGCTGCAGGAAATACTTCTAAGGAGAAAGGAGAGATTATCTCCTCTATAGTCTCCATGGAAGTGTTAGTAGAAGACATTCCCAGATTCATTAGGCGCCTCGAGTAATAGAAGTCGGCGTAGCGTTATCGTAGTTGTACACTGCTGCTGTCGTCACGTGATCAATCTTCTTGACAGTCTTAGTAGTGCCACTATGGACAGCTTCTACCAAATTGGCCAGAATCTCATATAGCATCTGAGCTAGAGTACCAGTAGATCCATTAGCCCTGTAACTCTCCGCCATAGCAGTAGTAAGAACCGCTGTTGCGATAGATGCTGCTGAAGGAAGCGCAGAGATGTTAGCGATAATAGTAGCAATCTCCGTATCTACATAGCCAGCAACAGCATCTACAGATGTTTGCGTAGAGCGTGAAGAAATAGTGGCATTCAGATTGTCGCCAATTATCTTACCTGCAGATCCTGCGCCATAGGCACCAGGAAGAGTAGTAGCCCAGGGATCTCCAGCTGAACCTGCTGCATTAAGAGCGTTTCCTGTTGATCCAGCGCCTAAATGCCCTGATAGAACCTCATCCCATACTTGATCTGCGATAGCATTAGCAGAAGGAATGTCACTAGTAGCTGCAGGAGAAGCAGGCAAGTTATTAACCTTGGTCAGAATAGCAGCAATCTCTGTATCTAGATAGGAAGCAATAGTTGCTAGCTGCGTGTCGATATTAGCAGAAGCCAAACCTACAGCAGTTCTAATATCTGCTTGCGTGAGAATAGATAAGCCTGTCTGAATTTCTGTTACAGCAGAAGTTGCAAGTGCGCCAGATGTCAATACGTCCGTGGCCATAGCTCCTACTGAAGAGTCAATTCTTCCGCTGATAAGAGCAGCAGGAATTCTACTTTGGATGTTTGTGGAAAGAGCTGCAAGGTCACCTGCTGTTTGAGCAGTTCCATTAACTTTCGTAACATTAGAAGAGGCTAATCCTCCTGCATCAATTGCAAGAAGAGTCAGATTTGGAGGTAGGGTGGAAATCATGCGCGGGACAATTACGATACCACTCGTAGCACTTTTAGCCGAGAATGTTAATTCATCCCCGTTAGTTTCTGATTGAGCTAGGTCGAAAAGATACATTCCTTTCGCATTAACAGCATCCTGTTCCGTTGCAGTGGTGTCTGCTAAAACGGTTACAGTGCCATGATCCTTAGATACATAAGCTGTGATATTAGCAGCATCCCCAGTCTTAGGGAGATTAGTAGCTGAATCAAAAGCAAAGAGGGCTATCTTTTGTGAGGCGACGTTTTTGAACATTATTTATCCAATCATATGTTGGTAATATTGAGAAAGAGAACTAGGAGGAGGTCCACCTACGCTAAATGGAATTGGTATGATTTGCGGGGTGAATGCTCGATACACAGAAAGAATTGACCGACTGCGCTCCAGTAT